AATGAACCATTACATATGGTAGATTATAAAAATTTACAGTATATAGATACTTTTATTGGTCCATTGGGAGATGATGGGAAAACGCCAAATAAAATTGTTTTACAACGTATGTATGCACAACATCAAAAATACATGTTAGAAATAGATAACAAAAAAAATGGGCTGCTAAAAGATAGTAAAAGATCGAACGATTTATGTTTACAAATATTTAAAAAATATTGGTTTCAAGTACTTTCTAATATCAAAAAAGGTAGTTGGAAAGGAATTTGGGACACTATTTTATTTAGAGAAAAATTTACAACAGATGCAAGCTCTGGTGGTTTAAGAGGTCAGTTTGATCAAACAACAAAAAATTATTTAATAATGAAAGGTTTTGATCCTAATTTTGAACCTAAAAGAAGCACAAAAAAAACAGGTTTCAACACGGAAAATGATAAATGGTACTTTAACTCAATTTTTGATATTCCAGCTACATTATGTGATATGATTATGAAAAAGAAAGAAAATGGTAAATTAAGATATATTTATTCAGTAACATCAGAACATTACATTATAAATTCAGTAACAACAAAATGGTTAGAACAAAGTATGAATACCATGGGGGTAACATTAATTTTAGATGAAGGAAAAACTTTTTTAAATAATTATAAAACCAACAGAACTACAAATAATAGTATATATAATTGTTTTGACTTTTCAGAGTTTAATGATCAACATTTAGAGGAACACAAAAAAAACGTATGGATAGCACTAAGCGAAGTAGTTCAAGAAAATGATTTCATTGGTGAATGTACAGATGAATATTTGCTATGCTGTAAATGGATGGAAATAGCATGTAGTAAAATGCTAATTAGAGTTCTATCAAATAACAATGTTTTATATGAACATAAAGGCAGATTGTTTAGTGGTGAAAGATCAACAACATTAATTAATAGCATTATGAATATATATTATTGTATCTTAATCAACTATAATTTAAATGTATATATTAGCAAGTTACAAAATCAAAATTATGAACAAAATAAGTACATAAAAGCTTCAAATGATCTCTTAGCTAATAAAGATAAATATAAAGAAAGAGATGAAATTGATAAATGGTTAACAAATTTAGAAGTACTAGGAGATGATGGCAGATTATCAGTAGTAAATATTACATATGCAAAGTTATGGAATGAAATGGCGGTAA